GTTGCATCTGTTCCATCATATAGTTTGATATTACTGTTAGCTACGCCTTCAACTTGAATATAAGTTATTCTAGCTGGTCCAATAAAATTATCTGATGCGTTTGTTCCTCTACCAAATCTACCGTCAGAAGTTCTTGTGGAAAACTGTTGGTCTGATGATGCCATATTTTTTCTCCTTAAAATTTTATGTGGGGCCAAAGCCCCACACTAATTATTTATTATGCTGCTGCTATGTTAGCTAGCGTATCACATCTTTTCCAGTTTGTTCCATCTGAAAAAGCATATACTGCTGCGCCTGCTGCACCATTGTCAACGTAAATCATTACGCCTTCATTGCTAGCTGCTTCTAATGAATCAGTTCCATTAGTAACAGTGTTTGCATCAGTAACAGACCAAGTGTTAGTTCCACCTTGTTGAGTGTCGCCTGCGTTTGGGTTAGGTCCACCAATAAAACCATTTAATGAAGTTACGGGTCCTGTAAATGTAGTATTTGCCATGATTATTCTCCTAGTTAATTCTACATAGTCTCTAGGCTGTCGACTATACTGCGTCCATGCAGAATATTAATTTATGTATAGTGGGTAATTTATATACTAGTTTTGAATAGAGTGCAAGAGATCCTACAGTAAAAGTGCGATTTCAGCGGTGTAGCTTTTGTTCTAAGTAGCTACAGAAACTTGCGGAGCAACGCTTTCAACGTTATTCTGCCTGTGGGCAATAGCTGCTTCTTCCAGCTTGATCTTTGTAATGACTTCTTTAACTTTGTCATCAATTCTGACCATTTCAAGAGTGTATCTGTCATTAGATAGATGCTCCTGTTCCCACTTCAACTCCAAGGACCTTTTTGCTTTGTATAGGTCTTGTATCATTAATAACCTCTTCATAAGTTATTCTATTTATTCCCGAATGATAACTATCTCCGAGATATTCCCAGACTATACTATTTTCTCCGAGTTTGTCAAGTATAGCTTTTTCAACTAATTCTGGTGTGTCTTCAACATGTTCAATACTAAATTTAGCATGGTGATTGTAAGCCCAGATATTGATGAGAGTTTTTTTCATATTATCACTTTCGTAGTTAAATGTGGCGGAACTATGTCCCGCCACAAAATATTTAAGTATTAAGCTCCTGGTGAAGCGAAGATACCTCTATAGTCAGATACGCCAAAAACGTATCTTTCTCTAGCTTTGTATCTAACATTACCAGTATCGAAATCCCCTTCCATTTTAGTAGACATAGGAGTTCTTTGGAAATGTTTCATACCATTTGGCACGTCTGTAATAATAAAGAACGCATCAGTGTCTGTTAAGTAATTGTTAACAGAGTAACCTTGAGGAATCATCCCCATAGATTTGATAGCATTGATATCATTATCAGCAGTTCCAACTCTACCAGCAGAAGCCATAAGTCTTTCAGCTGTGAATTGTAGTGCAGATGGGATGATCATCTTCATACCCTTAGCAGCGATTTTTAAACCTCTTTCATCAGTCATAGCAGCGATATCAATCAATGCTTGTTCTAATGAAGTTTCGTTTAAATCCGCAGCAGTTGCTAGTGTGTTAGACACAGTTCCAGCAATTGTAGGGTGGTTAGTAGCAAAAAGAGCTGATCCATCACCTGAAGTGAATGTACCAAATCCGTTATTAAGCGGATTAACTGCTTTTACTTGCTTAGTTTGAGCCATAGATCTTGCTAAAGCTTTAGTGTATCTAGAAGCCAGTCTGTCATATAGATTGTCCTCAATTGCTTCCTCAGTGATAGCAAAAGCGAGAGCAATAGTCTCGTTAGTGTATCTAGCTGTGAAAGTTTCTTGAGCGTTATCATATGTAACACCTGAACCTTCCGGTTTCACTTGTGCTTGTGCAAAACCACTCAACATTACTTCTTCTTCAAAAGCTCTGTCAGATGACTCTGTAGCATAAATATCAGCTGACTGATTTTCATACTGTTTGTACTCCAGGCCGAATAAAGCATTCAATCCTGGCTCTAACTCTTTTACGAGTTGGTTTCTTGATATAGCCATATTTTATCTCCTTATATACCTGCTACGTTGTTTCCTAAGATATGTTCATTAATCATAACTCTAAGAGCAAAGCCCTCTTCAGTTGTGTCAGAATGATCAGGATCTCTTGAAACACCTATTATTTTTAGTTGAGCTGTTGCTGCATCTGTTGTTGCTGATATCTTTGATTCAGAATTGAACAACGGCGCGCCGCCATTAGCTGTAACTTGATCGGCACATTCTCCTACTTCATTAGCATCGAATGCAGTATCTGCAGACATTACTTCAAACATTTGTTGCGGATTATCATTGATAAGTGCAACTATGTCTGTAGCTGTGTTAGAAGCGGGCGAATAGTTCGACCATGTTGGTTTACTTGTTGTTGCGTCTGTATAAAATACACCGTTAAGTACGCCGAGGTTATTAACCCCTCCGTTAGCGGCAGTAAGAACAACTCCATCAGCAGTCAAAATTGTCAAAGCGCTATGACAAATTAAAGCTGAAGAAGCGGCTACATTCCACTCACTTAAACCGGCATTATTATACGACTGTCCAACCATCTTAATGGGTTTGAAACCAAACCCTGTTGTTGAAGCGTTAGCCATATTATTTTCTCCTTATGAACCTGCCCCGAGGGGCCTCCAGTTCGGTTTATAAAATTTCGTTGGTTTAAAGTAAAATTACTTTTTGCCACCGAAGGTTGTACGAGTTTGCATATCAATATCGATAGGCATTCCCCTATGCTGTTCCTTCATAAGATCGTTGTCGATTGCACGTTGTTGATCACTAGCTTCTTTAGCATAATAATCTTGTCGTTGTTTTGCGATCTCTTCCGGTACCCTTGTCAGCACAAGGCCTCCGTGCCCGATTACCCCTGCGTATTTGCCATCCATGATTGCTGGAAAGTCCTCATTTGGATATTCATCAGATCTTACAAGTTCATAACCGGACCTTAAGCGTCCTTGTATGTTCTTAGTATCTTGAAATCCCATGATTTCTATTCTGACCCATCTGTGTCTGAATCCTTCTGGCGCGTTGGGCGTATCTAAGTACGATGGTGGAGTCCAAGGTTTTGTAGCAGCTTTGGGTTTAATCGTAGATGCTTGTGAATCTACTTTTGTAGAATCGCTTTTACTTTGGCTCGCACGAGTTGGTTTATTGTTTATCATATGCCTATACCTCCTTCGTGATTATAAGTTGTTTCGCATACTCTTCTAGTGGCACACCTAGCTTTCTAGCTATTGTTACCTGTGTCGGTGTGAGCTTCACAGTTTTGCGACCAGTCTTTGAACTACGCGTTGCAGAGGCAACGTTTTGTGTAGGTTTACTAATCTTTTGTTCTACTTTATCAAACTTATGGGGGAATTCAAGTCTTATTCTTCTATCCACCTCATTATAATATTCATCAGATTGTGGGTCCATACCCTCCTCTTCAGTAAGTTTTCTATGTAGGTCAAATGCTGTATAAGTCATGGCATTATCTTTACCAAACCAGTCATTTTCCTCAGCCCATGCTTCCGCTTTAGGATCTTTTACAGGTGCTGGTTGTCTTACTGGTTGTTGTTGTAATGTAGGTCTTTCGTTAGCTGCGCTATCTTGCATAGCATGTTGAGATTTAATCTCAGCTAATTTACCTTGCTCATAACCTAATTGAGATATTTGAGTTAAAGCCTCTACTTCAGCTTTAGAGTCTTCATTAGTTCTAGCTGCTGCAAGTTTTGCTTGAGCGGCTGCTAACGATGATGTAATTCTGCCTTCCATTTCTGTGGCATAATTTCTATCTAAACCTGTGGCTGTAGCTTCATATCTATCTCTCTCACTTTTAATACGATTTGCATAAGACAAAGCTTCATCTTTTTGTCTTTCTGCTTCACGCATTTTTTTAGTGAGTTTTGCTATTCTTTTCTTAACGCCTTCAGAGTATTCTTCAACGTCTTTAGAGTTATCTTTTTGTTTATCACTCCCTTCTTCAGAAGTTTTCTGTACAACTTCTCCACCTTCGTTCTTTTCATCTCGAAGAACAGGCTGCTCATCAGATTTCTCAGATGCGTCATTGGGCTTATTATCGTACGTAATATTTGCTTCATTTTTTTTAACCTCATTT